CCGAGTTGGGGTGCTCGATGAGCTTGCGCGCCGGGTGGTCTTCGACCTCGGTCTTGTCCTTCTTCTTGCCCTTGTAAATCTTCAGCGGCGGCTCCGAGATGGCGCCGGCGCGCACGTCCATGCAGGCGAACACCAGCGCGTCCGCCCGGTAGCCTTTGGTCAGCAGCTGGAAGACCGACGGCAGCGGGTACTGCGGCGACATGACCTCGAAGGCTGGCCATAGGTTAGCGACGCTGGGCGGCAGCTCGGCGTTGCCCTGGATGAGCTGCGGGACTGCTGTTTGCCAGTTATCTGTGTAGGCCATGTTTCACCACCCAGGCTTTGAATCTGACTTTGACCGATTTCGCCTGACGCTTCGCCAATCGCTCTTTCTCCTGCCGCAGGAAAATCTCCTGCAGGTCCACCAGCGACTCGTCAGCCGGCAGCACCACCGCGCCCGGGCCCCACAACGCGGCCGCGCTCTCGGCGACCTCCCGCCGCGGGTCCATGAACACCCGCGGGCGCTGGCCAGCCACGGTCAGCGCCAGCCAGCCGCGGCCCGGCAGCCAGACGGCATAGGTCAGGAGCAGCGCGGGCGCCGCCGGCGCGGGGGTTAGACCCATAGCTGTAACCGGCTGTTGATCTTGGTCCACCAGGCAATGACCACCGAATCGCCCTTGTCTGGCGAGCGGCCCAGCCGCTCCTTGATTTCATCTTTGCTCTCCAACTGGATTCCCATCGTCGTCACGCTAAAACGTGGCGCGCACAGGTCCGCGCTCATCTCGGCGTCAGGCGGTAACGCCAGTTTTTCTCCGTGATCTGGATCCAGCGCCTCACGGAAGCTCCAGTAAGACGCAGCGCGCACATTGCGAAACTTGAAACGGCCGCTCTTGTCGCGCCGTCCCTCTGCGCTCTCAGAATTATTCACGGCCAACACGTCGGCATTGGCAGTGACCAAGCTGTCATAGACCGATGTGCCAATGCCGATCACATCCACCCCGATCTTGATGCCCAGCTTCACTGCCCACAGCAGCAGCGCTGCGGCCGATGGACCGTCGGGGACCGCAGTGCCGGGGTGCGTCTCGATTGGAGCGAACCAATTTTCAAAGATGCGGCTGATAGACATCTTGTCCTTGCCGCCGCGGGCCAGGTCGGCGCCAACCGTGTCAGGTTCTTTGACAGGCGGCTTTTCGGTCCAACGCGCTTGAGCCAGCTTGACCCAAGCCGATGGAATGCACTGCCATGGGTCGGCAACCTTGGCCGCATCGAAGTTGCCGCGCAACAGCGAGCGTAGCGGCTCGGGCAACGCGTCAATCGTCGCTCCGTAGCCGCTAGCCTCTAGAATTGGATTGTCTTTGAGAGCAGCATGAAAGAAGGTTCGGCTCTTAGGCGTGATCACGGCACCATCATGCTCGAACGGTGCGCCGCTGCCGCACTCAACCTCTTTGCCGTCTACCATGGCATACCAGCGCAACTCGCCATCGGCTGCCGGATTCGGGTGCTGTGGATCAAGCCAGGGCGCAAAGAAGCGCACGACCCACGCGCCCGAATCGTCGAATGGCGGGTTGAATGTCAGCAACAACTGGCAATGCAAGCCGGTGACCGTCGTGCGCAGCCACGCCCAAAGAAAGCGAATGAATGCTTCAGGAAATTCAGTGGCTTCGTCGAAAGCCAGGAAGTCGTGTGGTTGGCCCTGCCACTTTTTCAAGTCCGCCTCGTACTGCACTGCGCCGAACTCGATCATGCGGCCATCTGCCAGGCGCCAGACGTGCGTACTCTCGTTGAACGAATCGTCGGCATGTGATTGGTTAGCCCGATTGAAAATCTGCCTGGAGCGCTCAATCATCCCGCGCAGCGACGGGAATACGCGCCGGAAGATCAGCGAGCGCTCATGATGGGTTCCGGCCAGGCCGAGGGCCAGGTCCGACTTGCCGCCGCCGGCAGCGCCGCCGTAGCCGATGACATCGGCCAGGCTTTCGCAGGCCGCTGTTTGCGGGCCTGGCTGCGCATGCCAGACGGGCTCAATCTCATCCGGTGGCACGCTGGCCAATAAATCGGCCATATCCAGCGCTTGAACATCGGCTGGTGCCAGCGCATCATCAACGGACAGCATCGATCACCTTGGCATTTATTCCCGCCTTGGCGAACCAATCTTCAGCCTTGTGCGGAAACCGCTCGCGCACCTCGGCCGGGTCCACCTTGCCCAGCCGCAGGTATTCGATGATCTTGTCCTCAGGGGTCTTGATGACCAGGGTCTTGTCGGCGAAGCCGCCGACGATCTTCAGCCGCATTTCGATACAGCGACTCACGCCTTCCAGGAAGCGCGGGTCGCCGGCCTGGCCGCGCTCGGTGTGCGTCCACTCGCGCTCGAGCGCGGGCACATCGATCAGGCCCTGTTCGGTGAATTCTTTGGTCGATACCGTTTTGGCCCGGTTGACCGTGGTCTGGGCGGGCTGGCACGATCGGTCCCAGGCCTGCCAGTATTCGCGCTCCAGCCGGTCGAGCCGGGCCAGCTCGCGCCCTTTGGCCGACTCGAGCTGCTCGCCCAGTCGATCCAGCCAGGCTTTTTGGAGCTTGACCAGGTACTTGCTGATCTGTTGTTGGCTGACACCGATATGGACCGCGATATCAGCCTGGGTCTTACCCGAGAGATACAGCGATTCGACGGTCAGGATGTGTGCCTGGCGCTCAGCGGCAGAGAACTTAGCGGCCATCGTTTTTACAACTTGTTACAACACGCCCTTCACCGCCACACCTTCCACCCATCGCCCGGCTTCCACCGCTTGGTTTTCAGCAGCGCCCGCACCAGCTGGGTCTGTGCCTGGCGCGCCACAGCCTTCGCGCTCGGCGCCGGTGCGGCGAAGTGGGGCAAAGCAGGCTCACGGCGAAGCCGAGCCCGCTGCGAATACCACAGCGCCCCGCCCTGCTTCTGCCGCCCGTCCGCGTAAGCCTTGGTGTACCGCCGCGTGTGCCGCTGGTGCACCGGCTGCCAGGGGTTGAATCCCGACATGCCCCGCATGAGCGAGCGCCAGATTTCGCGCAGGCGATTGCTGCCGGACTCGGCAGCTTTTTCGGGCAAGGTTTGCTCTTCAGTCATGGATTAGCCTTTCGAGCTTTGGCCCAGTGGCCCGGTGCCCGGCTTTTTTTCCGCCACCAGCGGCGGGATCGGGATGCCAGCCGCGCGCATCGCGTCGATGAGCGTCAGCCGGTCGGCCTGCAGGGCTGAGACTTGCGATTCCAGCGTGCCGATGCGCTCGGCCTGGCGCTTGAGCTGGGCGGCCTGGGTTTCGAGCTGGTTGGACTGCGCGCCATTCTGGCCTTTGAGTTCCATGTTCTCGCGGCGGAGCGTGTCGTTGGAGGTCACCAGATCTTCCAGACGCGCCTCAGCTGCGGCCAGCTTGGCTTCCATCTGGCGCGAGCGCTCGCGCAGCTCGGAGTTGTCGGCCCTGAGCTCGCTGCGCAGCTGGGTTTCCAGCTTAGCCACGCTTTCGTCGATGGCTTTCTTCTGAGAGATTTCAGCCTTGGCGGCTTCGAGCTTCTGTTTGTCTTCGGCCCGTTTGGCTTGGGCCTGGCGTTCCGGGCGCGTCAACACCCAGCGAACCACAAACCCCAGGACGGTGGTGATGATCCCAGCGAGTCCGCCCCAGATGGCATCCAATCTCATAGTTCGGTTCGACAAGGCCATAGGTCAATCGAGGAAATCACGGGGTCGGCTTGGATGCAGCGGCCTGGCTCACCGGCGGCGCCGGATGCGTGGGTGGCAACAGGAACACCTGCGCCTCGGCGATGGCATCGAGTTTTTCAACCGAGATCTTCCAGCCGCGCGCGTCGCAGTAAGTCTGCAAAAACTTCATTACGGCGGCTTTCTTGTCGGGGTTGTCGGCAATCGTCTTTTCAGCCCACTGCACTGCGCGTACCGCGTAGGCTTCAATGTTTGACGCGAGCATGTCACCGCGCCTAGCATCGATGATCTTGACCTGTGCATTAATCAATCGGCCGCCAAAATACAAGATGGCCGCCAGGACAAACGGCGCCAGCCACCCCGCGACCTGCCAACCCAGGCTTGCCCACTGTTCAGCGGTCATAGATTCCTCATTCGTTGCCCAGACACCCGGCGCGTCGCGCCATTGCAGCGCGCCGGGGTCGGGCAAGCCACCCACACCAGGAGGAGTCCAGCAGCGCCGAAGCGCGTAACTGGCAAAGAAAAAGCCAGGCAGACTCTCTTTCGAGAATCTCCTGGCACGACCCGCCCCAATCGGCGGATGCTCAGTAGGCTATTTAATTAGGCCGGCTCGATCAGCTTCGCGATGTTTGCCCGCCGGCCGACGGCATGAACGCCGATCTCGTCTTCCAGATGCGCGAGCACCAATTTTATGCCTTGTTCCTTCAGGGACAGCAGATGGCGGTACAAGGCTTCCGCCTCAGCACGCTGGGCCAGTGTCAGTTTAAGGGCTGGCTCGCCTGTAGTCCCCACGCCGACAAGTGTAGGACAAGATCGCGCAAAGCGCAATAGGGTTTGTGCGTACGGTGCACCTGGGACAGCCCAGGTAGAGCACGCTAGCCCACGACGAACCCGTGCCCCGTCAGCCAGCGCCGCAGGCTCACCATGTCGGGCT